TTCAAAGTTTACTTGTTCGAAAGTATCGCCTTTAATGTTTTGGAAGTTCAAGCCCATTTTTTTCTAACTTTATTAAGAATAATTGTAATTTTTCTTTGTTCTGTTCTTTAGGTTTATAATTACCTACTTTCTTTCTTTTTTTCTCCATTTATAAAACCCAGCTACCATAAAAATTATTAGTATCAGGGTTCATATCATTATTAGAATTAGAAGTGTACTCTGGATACTCTGATTGTTGAAAACACATATAATCTATAAATCTTTGTGTATAGTGTTCTGCTATATCTCTTTCTTTTTCTACTAAGAAATCTATTTCGTTTTTTTCTACATTTGTAGCGTTTTCTGAATTATGTTTGTAAACACCTTTATTAGCTATTGTATAAGCTGCAAAAGGTAAATAGTGAACCATACTCCAGTGTATAAGCATTGGTTTAATATAGTTGTTTAAAAGCGTTTTATAGCTTAAAAACTCTACTTCGTTAATATCACCATTAATAATTAAAGTTTGAAACTTATTGTATAAATCAGTTCCTAAATAATTCTGTATAGTAATATCCTGTGCTATCTTTATATATTGAATAAAATCATCTACATCTAAATTACCATTTAGTATAGTAAACTTTTTTACATCTTCTGTACTTATTAATAATGCGTAAGCCATATCTATTTGTTGTAATCTGGGTGATGTCCGTTATTTGGCATATCAATAGGTTTCATTGCCACCTTTTTATCGTTTCTTACTCTATATCCGTATTTTTCAGCTTTATTAGTAGAAATAGTTGTAGCGTTAGGGTTAGTTACATCTATACTTACATTCTCAAAAGAAACATAAGTTTGTCTTAACCATTTGTGCTTACAATTAACTCCACCTTTGTAAAGAAATAAATCGTAATTATTACCATTATGCCCTTGACCTGGATTTACTTCGTTTGAAGTAGTTTGTACTATATCTTCTTTTCTGTATAGTTTATCAGCAGATAACATTCTTTTGCAAAATTCTCTTTCACCTGTTAAATCTCCACTATATTTATAGCGTGTAATAAATTTAATTCCATCAATATTTTCATCTTGACTAGATTTTGAGTTTGGTCTTGCAGTAATTGTAGAAGCTAAATCTAATATTTTAGATAATAAACTTTTATCTTTTTTAGGTTTTTGGTTTAAAAAATCAATTTCAGCGTCTAATTCATCTTCTAAATCTTGGTCTACTTCGCTTTCGTCAATTAATACCCATTCAGCACCTAAGCTTTCACCTTTATTAATTAAAGCATCTGCTATATCCACAGAAGTATCTTTATCACTTGAACAACATACTGCAGCCATTTTGACTCCAGTTTCTTCTTCATTAGTTGTAGCATTAGCAGTATTAACATCAATAAAATCTAATGGTTGTATCGTTTTAAAATATAAGTTTAATGCAATATTGTTTACTGCTAAAATAGCATCTAAAGCATCTATAATTTCTATTTGGTAAGGTCTAATAACAATATTATCAAATAACCTAGTTGCAGTTTCAATTTCATCTGCATTATTGCTTAAACCACCACCTGTATCTCTAATCCCTAAAAGCATTGGAGAAGTAACTCTGTGACCTACAATTAACTTTTCAAAACATTCAGTAGATAAATACTCATAGTGAGCAGGTGCATCGTTTAAAGGTATATCATCAACAGTAGTTTTATTTTCTTGTGAAGCATTAAAAGATACAATTACTTTATCTCCTTTAGCACCTGTTAATTTACGCTTAACATCGTTAGCAATTTCTTGCCTTTTTTCTTCTGGTGGTATATTATTATTGAAGTTAATTACTTTAGTACCACTAAAACCATTCATTACATCATTAATCAAATAATCTGCAATTTCTTCTTCTAGTTTAGCATAAGGTAAAGCACCTGAATAATCTATTGGAGTGTAATAATGATAACCTGAAACATAAGGTTTAATAACATAAATTTCTACTTCATTACCATTACCAAAATTAAAAGCAGGAATACGTTTTAAAACATCACCATTTCTGTATTTACTCCAATCGTGGTGATAGTACCAAGCTTCAATTTCACCTTTATCATTACATTTTTCAGCTCTTAAAGTATTCATAGGAAAATGTTCTACTTTAGTTACTTTACCTTTACTGTAAATAACTTGCATAGAAGCCATTCCTAATAACTTTCTTTCTAAAGCTACTTTCTTTAAACAATCTCCTTTTATAATAGACATCATTTGTGCATACTGATCTGGTTTTCTATTTGAATCAGTTGCAGAAATACCTTTACCATATATCATATTGGTAACACCAGTAATAATAGCGTGATTAGTATTAGAATACAAATATCTATCAATTAAATACTGAAAGTAATTATTATCAGATCCGTATTGTACAAAATCTTTATTTTTGCTTTCTTCTATTACAGGAGATGTATAAGCACTTAAATTTAAAATGTGTATGTTATTCATAAATTATAAATTCGTTGTCTGTAGTATGCTGTATGTAAGCATCCTTGTTTATAGTGTAATCTTCAATAGTTTGATTTGTGCAAAAAGCTAAACCTGTATAAACTACTTCATTATCATTTTTAACTTTAACTGTATAGTATTTATTTTCTTTAACATCTAATACTACATTAATTTCCATATAGTAAGCAGATATATAAAACTCACATTGTATTTCTGTTTCTACATCAGTTTCTTCATCTACTAAAACTATTGAAGTTGCAGTACAGCCATTAATAGCTAATTTTAATGTTTGTACTCCTTCCTGTTCTTTTAGTAATATCATTGTTTTATTTTAAAAATTAAAAAACTACAAATTTGTTATAACTAAAAAAGGGCAGCAAATAGCCACCCTTTAAAAGTAATATAGTTAAATATTAAGATCCTGAAACTACAGTAAACCCTGCTCCTGCTAAAGTATCTCCGATAAAGTTAGCTGGTACTGGCTCCATTCCTGTTAGAGTTAAAGTATATCCACTTAAATCTCCCATAGCACCACCTGTTACGATAGTACCACCAGTTACATCCATACCGTGTTTTAATCCTGCATAAAAGAAATTACCATTGTTATCTTCAACAATAACTTGTGGTCTACCATAAGCCATAAGTTTAAGTTGTTTGTTATCTACAATAGATAATTTTTTAAATGTAAGAGAAAGTACTTGTTCGAAAAAAGTAGTACCATTTTCTCTAGAGCTATTTATATTTTGTGTAAATGTAGAAGCACCTTTTAAATCGTATTTATAAGCTGATGGAGTACCTGCTACATCTGTAATAACGTCTGTGTTAGTAGCGTCATAAGTGTAACCTGTAGCATCACCATAATTTACGAAATAAACAGCTTTCAATCCACCTACTGAATCTTTACAAGGTTCGATTCTACCTAATGAAATATCACAAGCCATAATTTATATATTTATTTGATTTATTAATAAAAAAAAAGGATGGTGTTTTTTCCACCACCCTTTTAAGTTTAGTTTTGCTAATTATTAGTTAGCAGCGTTAGTGATTCCGTAAGTTACAATATCTTCAACAATAGCGTATTGTACACCAGCAGTAAAACGTACTACTACTCTTACATTTTCTGACCCGTCCAAATCTTGCATATCTAGTAACTTCACAGTATTTAGATCGTTAAGTAAGCCCGTTCCAAAGAATAAGTTAGATTTCAAAGTAGCAATAGCAGTGTTAGCAGCTAATCCGTTAGCAACAAACATTTTAATTCCGTCAAAAGATAAACTTCCGTTATTCCACCACTGAGTACCCATAGCGTTAGTACCATTAGCACCTAAACCTGAAGCTCCAAATCCACCTAATGCTCTTACATAAGCTTTAGCAATATTTTGAGATACATATAAGTATAAATCTTCTTTTCCGTAAAGTGCAGCTGGTAAAGCATCAACAATTTTACCTAATTCAGCAACAACGTTAGCAGCAGTAACTGTAGTTCCAGCAACTTCTTGAGCAGTAGGTAAAGCAGCATCTAAAGAAACTAAAGTAGCAATTCCGTTAAATTCACCTGCATTAGCAGTAACACCTCTCCAAATGTTTTGTTCTGTTTTTTCAGCAACTTTAGCAGCTACGTGAGATAAAATAAAATCAGCAAATGATGGTGGCAAAGAGTCAAATGCAGAATATCCCATTTGTACAGCCTCCCAATCAGAGTGGAAATCTTTCTTACATAATTGTAAGTTTACTTGAAACTCTTCTGGTTGAAGAATTTTTTCAGTTAAAGTTACAGTAGAAGTAGCAGTGAAATCACAAGTTGCATCTTTAACGATAGCATCAGTAGCAATTTTTTTAATTACTTCTTTGTATTTAACGTTTGGTTTTACTTCAATACCACCGTTTTCGATAGTAGCAGCTGATAATAAAGCAGCAGAGATGTATTTTCCTGCAAATTCACCAGCATAAGTAGTTGTAATTGATGTTGTAGTTGGCATCTTTTTTAGTGTTTAATTTTAGTTATTATTTAATGTTTGCAATTTTACTTAACACAGTGTCAAAAGTATTTCTAGTTCTTGACTGTGAATATAAGTTTAATTTAACCTCAGATTTTGCTTCTGGGTTGTGAGTTAAAGGTTGTGCAGATAATTCTACAACTTCTTCTTCTTTTACTTCTTTTAAAGAAGCTAATTCAGTTTTTAAAGTTTCAATTTCTGCTTTTAAAGCGTCTACTTCTTCTTTTGAAAAGTGAGATTCTTTAATTGTAGATTCGATAACTTTCTTAGGTGTAGCAGTTTCTGACATTTCTTGTTCAACTTCTACTTCTACCTCTGGAGCTTCTGCAGGTGCTTCTTCAACAACTTCTGCTTCTTTAACCTCAGCGATAATACCCTCTTCAACAACGATTAGCATCATACCATCTTCTAGCTTGTACTCACCAACTGGTAAAGCGATACGATCTTCTTCGTTAACGATAAAAACAGGCATACCAGCTTCAAAAGCTTCGGCTTCTAAAATCGTTCCGTTATCTAACTTCATTTGAGCAAGTTTTACTTCCATACCCAAAATGGTTTTGATTTGATTAATTACATTTGACATATTTACTTGATTTAATTTTTAAGATTATTAATTGTTTTTGTAATTACACTTGGATCACCACTTGCAATTAAAGTTCTTACATCTTTTGCAATTTGTATTGAATTAAAATCTAATCCTAATTCTTTTGCTTGTGTAGCTGCTTTATTATATAAATCAATCATTTCATTGGCGTCTTTTGAATATTTTTCTCCCTCTAAAATAACCAATCTTCTAAAATCTACAAATTTTTGAAAAGAATCATTAAATTCTTTATAACTTGCTTTTGATTTATTTAACGATTTAGTTAAATCATCAATCAAAGCTAATTCTACTTTTTGTGTAGCTAAATCAGTTTTAAATAACTTACTCGTAATGTTGTTTAATTCGTTACGCATTGTTTTTGTTTTAAAAATTAATAATTATTTATTTGTTATATTTTTAACCTCTTGAGTTGCTTATTACTCTAGCTTCGTTAGTGTTTGTTACTTCACTCACTCCTTGACTTACTAATGAACCTACACCTTGATTTTGTAGATCGCCATTACAGCATTCTGATTTATAAGTTCCGTCATCACATAGACAACCTCTTTTTCCGTTTTCAGGAC